ACGCACGGACTGGCAGCCCACGTATGGGCTGCTTCCGTGCCTCGTGTTTACTTTGGTGAGATTGGCGATTTCACAAGATGTGAGGCACTTTCTTTTATTCCACGAAACTTTGTCCCGAAAGACAATGCAAAGTTACAAAAAGTTTGTGTACCTTTGCACGCTAAGATGAAGAATTATGGAGAAACCAATAGAAATAGGCTCTTATGTGAGAGTTATCAGTGGAAAATACGAAGGAAACATATTTGAAGTTTTCGATAGAAGTGAAAACTTTTTAAGGGTTGGAATAAATAGGGGTAACGCAAAACTTGTAGATGTTAATAATGTAATACCTACAAACCAATCAGACTTTTACATAAAGAATAAAAATCAAATGCAAGGTGATTTCTTTTAACAATCGTATTTCTCGTGCCACTTTTTGAAATAAAGCGGATAAAGAACTTCATCTGCTACTTTCTGATTATGAGAAACGCCACGTTTACTCCATTCCAATGGAACTCGCTCATCTTCGATTGGCAAGCCTAACTCTTTCGCAATTTCCTCTAACTCCTTGCGTGCTTGTTTAGGGTCTGTACAAATTCTATCTTCCATAATGCTTATTTCTTATTTTCATTCTTCTTCCTCATCTATTAAATCAGCTGTTCGCTTACGGTCATAGAACCTTGAACACTTAAAGTTATTTGCTATACGGATTACTTGCTTGCCTTGATGGTCACGTGCTTTGTCTATATAAAGACGCATAACCTGATTACGGCTTTCCTCAACCGTAGTGTTCAATGTTATGAATATATCCGCTGGGCGTAACTTTCCTTTATCCTCAGAAAGATTACTGCGAGTTATCACAAATTCAGGGTCATTGACCTCAGCAAAATCTATATCATTACTTTGGGTTGCGGTGTGAACTACTACGTTAAACTCCATGGCCAGGGTCTTCATTCCTCTTGATAATTTTTGCAGTCTAAAACGTTCTTCTTTTGGAGAATAATGCACACCGTCACCAACCTCTAACAATTCAAGATAGTCTATAATTATCATATCTATCTTACCAACTTTTTTCTGAAGGTCAATAACATGCTTACGAACATCAGGAAGGGTCATGCCTCCCCATTCTTCACAGGAATAAACGTAAATATCCGATTTTTTCAGCTTGCTTATAATCTTATCCAATGCTTTCAATTTCTTCTCGCTTACGTCACCAATCTTCATATCCCTATACAACGTACCTGTCCAGCTGGCATCGTAACGGTTTAAGCACTGTTCTTTCGTACCCTCCAATTGAAAATGTGCAACCCGATGACCTTGACGGGCAGCGGTAACTCCCATATGAACAAGACACTGTGATTTTCCTGCTCCTGACGCCCCTAACCACAAACAGTATTCTCCTGTCTCTGGACCACCTAAACGACCTCCTTCACCGCCAAGTGCTTCATCAACCTCATCTATCATTGTAGGTATCTTGAAACGAAAATTATAATCTTCACTCCTACGTCTGGTCATGCGAAGATTAAACCCCTCAAAAACAGTTTCAAATTTAGCGTCTAATATAGAGAAATTACTGAATTTCTCTGCTTGTTCAACAAACATCTTATAGGCTTGTTCCTTATCTCCCCTATTCCACGTTTCAGTAACTCGGTCATTACTTTCCAAGAACATCATCTGACGCAAATATTCTTGGAAAGTGCTAATTATAGCATTATGACCATTATCTGTATCATCAACTTCTACATCGCTAATATCCGCCAATAACTCTAATACGGTATCAGACTTTATAAACTGTTGTTGAAGTTGCCCCATTGTAGCTATTCTTCCTGTCTTATCGTAGTTTCGGAATAACCACTGAACAAGTTTCTTTTCTTCTTCACGTTGAAGATAACTATATTTTAGATAAGCATGAACAACATCAAAAGTTGAACGGTTAGCCAATGAATACGCCAACAATTCAGCCACAAAATTACCAGCAAGTCTATCACTAATCATATCACTTATACCCTCTTAACTTGAAAATTTTGGGATAATTCATCTTCAGAATATCCTTACATTCTACTTTATACGAACAGGCAACACACAGCGGACTACGGTGATTGAAAAGCGTGGTATTAGCCACACACCACGCCAAAGTCCTACGACCGTTTTTTGTTTCCTGCTTAAAACGTTCCTCCACAGGTCTTACGTTTATAAATGCGCTGCGAAGATGGGGTTTAACGCCACCCAGGTCAAAATCATAAATCTGTTTTAACTCAGTTTGAATGAACTTTTCATTACCCTTCAACCCATATACGTTCCAACGGTCTATTGCCTTACGACTGAATATCCATGAAAAACGACACGTATGCTTCTGTAACTGCGTCAACCGTTCATCCCTATTAAACCAACTCTGTATCCCATATTCACAGAACTTATGAATAAAGCCCTCGGTGAGGATAATATCAGAATAAGCGTCAACAAAAGCATTCCAGCACATTACATCATTGTTATTGCAACGATACTCACGGTATCGCTCCTGAACTTTTGAAAGCATTTTCACAAAAGTATCTACGGCATAACGATATAATGCACGTTTCTTTGGTACTATGATATTTCCGTTTTCCATTCGGCAATGTAATCCTTTGATTTATTATGGTGACTTTATTATATGGTTTATTTTCATATCTCAAACCATTTTTTAATCCAACGCTCCAAGGTTGAGAAACAATCCTCGCTACTCGTGTCAAGCAGTCCTACGTTCTTTTCACCAACAGCATCTACATAAGTATTTAACCTTGACTGCGAGTGTTCGGAAAAATACTCAAATATATCTATAAAGTCTATCACAAGGCTTCTTTGCTTTCCTTTTGATGTTCCAAGAACACGACCCTTACGTTGAATAGTGATTGCTGTTTCCTTATTATTATCACACACCAATAGAACTTCTACGGCTGGTAATGTGACACCTTTTTTGAATATATCCGATGCTAACAATATTCCGCCATTGGGATTATCCAGCAACCGTTTCTTTTCTTCTTCACGTTTCTCGGACTTATCTTTTCCACTGATAAAAGGCAATCCTGTGATACTGGAAATAAACTCTCCATGTTCAACGGATTGAAACAACAGCAACGTTTTGAGCTGTAATCTCTGGAGAATTTCTATCACCCGAACAATATACTTATTCCGAACATCCGAATTGAAAATTAAAGTTTTTCTCAATTCAGCATAATCCATATCATCCAACTTACTTTTTAGGTCATCATCACAAATTTCATTAAAATCAACGACTAACTCAAACACCTTATATTCCGACAACACGCCACGCTCCCTCAGCGTCTTTTCGGAAATAGTATAAACAACGTCACCGCTCCAAGATTGAAGTTTTAGATTTTCAACAATAGCACCACTACGATATGGTGTTGCCGAAAGACAAAGCTGATAATCCAGATTTTTACACATACGATAAATCTTCATCTTCGCAACGGAACAGTTATCATGTATCTCATCTACACAAAGAAATTGAAGATTATTGAGAAACTGCTTTAATCTGCGTTTCTTCGCCTTATCACCGCACTGAGCAGAAAGAGTACGCTGAACCGTCTGAAGCATTGCTACCGTGACCCTATGCGTTGTATCAACCGTTCCTGCTTTTATCTCACCTACATCTATTCCGCCATAAGGTTCAAAAAACTCCTTTATATCATTTACAGCCTGTGTGAAAAGGGTTGTATTATCAACACAAAATAAAAATTGTCCTTTTTCGGTATTCAAAAATATTCGGCAAATTTCTGATGCTATGAAAGTCTTACCACCACGTGTTGGAACAACGATTATTCCAAAACGCCTATGGAAAAACGCTTCAACGGCAAGACGCTGATGAACGTAATTTCCCGACATTCTATCGTCAATTGCTACTTTTAAGGGCGGATAAGTATAATCAGATAACTGATAAGCAATGCCATGATTTTTCATATACTTATCAACGGTACTCAACATCCCAATCCCAAACGTTAGTTTATCCTTTTTGAAAAACTCCAGATTGCGAGTTTTTGACATTGGATTAGGATTTGGAAATGTCAGTGCCTTCGCAATAGCCCTTATTCCTTGTTGGTCTGAAAGTCGGAAACTATACAGACTATTACTTATGCGGTCTATCTTTACAATCATATTTTTTCAATCTTTACATAAAAATCAGTTACAAGGTGGAAACTGTTATTAACCACCTGTAACTGAGATATTATGGCGGTTTTATTAGAGTGAGCGGCATGTGAGTTGGATAACCGCCAACCTTGTACCGTGCCAAGGGTATCTCACCTCACTATATCCTTATAAACTTTGCGTACCTAATTACCAGATAACTCTTTTATTGTATCAATATGCCATAACATTACCAGATGTTCTCCGTTACGCATCTTGACGTGTGTCCTTATAGTAGCAGGAAACATACTCTCAATCTTTTCAACAGCCTTACGATTACTTGGATAAACATGTGTTATCAGCCACCGTCCATTAGTAACACTGAAATCCGATGAAACTGGATTATTAAGAACCCTTGAAACGGTTGATGGCTGCGTAACGTTTATTTCATAAGCATTATATCCGTCAAGCATCTTGAAATATTCCTCACTAAACTCCTTCAATGCACTCATCCTTCCTTCTCCTTACGTTGCGAACGGAAATATTCAATCATTTCCTTTTCCAATTCTTCTTTCCTACGATTTCGATTGCCCAACCAACCGATAACGCCCAAACCTAATGCAAACACCAGTCCTACGATTAAGGCTTGTTGCAATGTTCTTGCTATTGTATTAGGCTGGATAAGGATATACAATTTGTCAGAACATCCCATTATTATTGGCATAATTATCCACATCGCCCAAGTGAAGATAAAACCACAAAGATAGCCTACTAATATTGTCTTCAATTTCATTTCAGTTCCTCTAAAAGTTTGTTGTAGGTTTCCTCTGAAATTTTATAAGGACTGTCATCGCCAATAAACATAACATCATACTCCCAATCATTAAAATCACCCTCTTTAATTGAATGTTTAACTCTTGATTTTGTTACTGAGCGAATAGAACCCAAGCGGACATTTTCAATAATCTCACCATCTGGACGCTTGTACTTAAACTGCACTTCCACGAAACGGTTTTGTTTACGATACTCCCTGGACAAGCTGATTATAGCATCCATAGTTTGTTGTTCGATTCTTGTTAACATTTTTCCTTACGTTTTTACGTTTTTGTTTTCTACAATAGAAGAACTTTGGGACTTTTGCTCTTATATTGTTATGGAGTGTTTTGGATATAAAGAGTTTCAACCCCCTTACCCCCTAACGCCAATAAAGGATAGAACAAATATTCAGACATATTGGCGAAAATTGGATTGGAATTTAACCCCTCTTTTACCAAAACACTCCATAAAACTGTCATGGATTAGCCTTGTCGCCAGTCGTGAGAGTTCAACCCCCTTACAAATTTTAGCACGTTGCTGGCACTTTCGATAATCTTTATTCATAAAACCTGACATCGCTGAAGAATGAATAAAACTTTCGATTATCTTCTCCCTTATAACTTTGAACATTTCTTCGTACCGTCTAACAATAAAAGAAACGACCGTAGCAAGGTTTTCTACACCTTACCAGACCGTTTCCCTCGGAATGGAAATAAATTACCGTACCAATAATATATTAAACAAAATCCGTCCACGGTATCTTTTTGCCCCTACGATGAAGAATATCAACCCAATCACAGAATATATCTC